TTTTGTACCTCCTTTCTTTATATATATTCTACTTTAATTATATCTTTATGTCTCTTTCTTATTGAATAACCTTTAGGTCTATCATTACGTTTATGATAACCTCCTTTAGCTATTTTAAAAATTGTTGATGCGTCATACCCTGCATTTTCCATTTCTAAACTTCCATTGAAAATAATTATATCTCCATTTTCTTTTGTACATCTTAAAGGTCTTTGTACTTTTTTTAAATAATCTGGATCTTTATAACTTTCAATAGGTCTATACCACTTACCACCTACATATGAATTATAAAAAGCAGGTTCATCACTACCTTCTATAGTAGAAGTTAAAACATCCCATTTCATTTGATAATATGCTTCATAGTATCGTAAACTTCTTTTGTTTTTATATTCAGCTATAACTTCAAAAGTAAAATGTTCTTTACCTATCTTTTTTATATCTTCATTTAAATATTTAGACGATCCTGTGTATATTTCCCACTTATGTTTTTTCTTTTTCTTCCCCATAGAAAAATATTGTTTACAACCTACATATGCTTTAGTAGTTTTAGTATTCGTTATAAGATAAACAAACCCAAACTTATCTAGGTTAGGTACGAAAGGTTCTTCAGTACCATACCTAACCCAATGACTTACCATGTTGTAACCTCTTCTACATTAGGAGCTTTTTTAACTTGCGTAAGATACCTGTTTCCATTTGCATAATTGAATACACGTAACCCTTTACCTTCATTCGCATCACTCCAACAAGTACGCTTATGTTCACAATAAAAGCAACCAAAAGCGAGCTTACGATTGCCACTAGCACCATCAGGCACATCATCATAACACCTATCAGGTGGGTTAGCTTTATCCATTGCTCCTTTAAGATAGTCAATCCTTTCTTTAGCATTAATCATCTCCAAAGAATGAACAGGAGTTAAACATATGTTCCCATTCTGTTTATCTATTGCAAGAAAAGCAGCTTCATCTACTCCATTACCTTCAGCATAAGCAGAGATCTGTGCTATATAACCAAAAGGATCATCAGAGTATAACTTATTCTTAGAAAACTTTTCAAAGCTTCTACCTGATGCACTCTTACAATCAACTAACACTCCATCTATAACACAATCTTGATGTCCTTTTATTCCATTAACACTTACTGTTTTTTGTAGGTCAGTTACTGTATGTCCTGCAAGTCTTGAGAAAAGAATCAATAAGTCTTCTAACATATGACCATATAAAAACTTAACTCTTGTACTAGGTTCTAAAGGTTTAGGTTCTTCTTTAGAATTTTTGTCATACCATAATTGTCTAGCAGGTTTACCTATTGCAGACAATCTTAGGTTACGTTTCTTTAAAGGAACTTCATTTAAAAAGTTTCTTAATGTTTCTTTAATACTCTCTGTAAAAGAATCTAAATGAGCTTCAACTTCTTTCTCATCTAGTTCTACCTCTACAAGAGGATCAAACAAATCGTATATATCTTTTACTAAAGTATCAATAGATTTCATAATAAATAATGGAGAGATACTCGTTCAGTAGCACCTCTCCATCCTTTCATGGTTGGTTAAGAAGCGAAGTTTAGTTCTTCATCTGAATCTTCAGTTACAAATCCATCAGGAACTACTTCAAAAGCTTCATCTGCATCAGCATCTACGTTATAAGGAACTAAATTAGTTACCTGCACAGCACGTAAATCAGCAGAGACTCCAGAACGACCTTTGAACTCCCACTCATATGTACTATAAAGTACATTGACTTCTGAACCATTACCAATCATAGTACTAGCAATGTTTCTTTTAGAAGCATCAACCACTTCAGGTGGTTTATTCATGCTACCATCTTTACGTCTAACTTTTCTTTTGACAGTAACAAAACTACCTCTATCATCACCTTTATTCTTAACAGCTAAACCATCAGCTTTAGCTATGTTAATATTCTTCTCGTCAAGATTAGATACATCTATTGACCATACTCCATCTGAATCAAATGTAGTATTTGGACTAACTATACTTGCCCAATATGCGTTTCCTTTTAGTACACTCATTTGTGTATTCCTTTCGTTATTATTAATAAATGAATTATGACACACCTCTAAATTAATGTCAAGAGATTTTTTCATAATAAATGTTTTATTTAAATTAAGTATTAAACTCATCTCGATTCTTGAGATAAGGTCTTGTTTTCCTTGATAACTTCTACCCCATGTTTTGTATTCAGCATCACTATAATTCTGTACTCTTGTGTTTTTATCTACAACTTTGTCAGTTAATTCTACTAACTCTTTTGCATTACACCATACATAATCATGCTCTCTTTCAAATACAAAATAATCACAGTCACCATACAGCCAACCTTTATTACCCATTGTATTTAAAAGCTCAACAACAATCCATGCGTCATCCAAAGATTTGTTTTTATTTCCAGTTCTCCTAGCCTTTACATCTACACTAACTTCTACTCCTTCATACATTACATATAAATCTATATGTTTATTTATATTCTCTTCTTCACTAGCTATCTCAACTGTATAACCATGAAACTCACACGTTTGTATAAACTCATTCTCTACTTTTATACCTCGCTTAATATAATCAACATGATCTTTTCTTCCTTTAAATTCTTTTACTATCATTAGAATCTCCTTCTAAATATCTTATAGCTTTTTTAAGACCTTCTATAGTATCTCCAAATATTCCTAAAGCTGTATTACATTTACTACACAACCATCCTCTAAATTCTTCTGTATCGTGATCATGGTCTATCACCCACACAGAAAATCTAAAAGTTCTTTCTATTATATTATAATCTTTATCAACCTTTAGTAAATGATTTTTTATTTGCTCTTCATTTCTCTCACATATAGGACAGCAATAATCTTTTGGAGGGTATCCATATTTTTCTACTCTTTTTACTCCTTCGTATTTTCTTTGACTATCACATTTTGTACAGTCAAAAGCAAGATAAGAATAACCATCATAAAATTTACCTTTAGTATTAAAAAGGTGAAGAGGTTTTTCTATCTTACAACTTCTACAAATTTGTGTATGTTCTCCTTTTTTAATGAGAACTTTATCATCTATATCAAACAAAGTAAATTGTTCTAATGTGTCTCTGCCCATGTCTTACCTACCTTCCATTCACTATCAAGAGGACATTTTATTTTTAATTCTTTCTCTGCATCTTTCATAGCATCTTTAGTTATCTGTCCAAACTTATTTATATCTTTATTAAGAACCTCAAACTGATACTCGTCATGTATACTAGCTACAAGTTTAGCATCAACACCTGTTCTGTTAATACGTTTAATCATATTAACAAGCCATACTTTACACACGATTGCTCCTGCTCCTTGTATAAGAGTATTCAATGCACTATGAGAACTACGTATATGTAATGATCTATAATCAATACCTCTAATCTTTCCTTTAAGAGATGCTCTCATTACTTTATCTTTCAATGCTCTAAAAGAAGGCATACTTTTTAAATATGCTTGAACAATTCTCTCTCCTTCTTTTGTAGAAACCTTTAAAATTTTTCCTATTTTACTTGAAGAAGCACCATAAATAAAAGCATATATAAATGTCTTTGCCTGGTCTCTATCTTTTAAACCTACTCGTTTCATATTGTATGTATGTATGTCACCTTCAGTAACTTCTTTTGTAAAATTTTTATCATCCATTAGATGTGCTAGACATCTTAACTCTAATCCACTTGCATCAGTTCCTACTATGGAATGAGTGTAAGGATTATCAACTGTCCAACAATCTCTACACTCTTTTCCATATGGAGAACGAACTGCAGGTATCTGTGCCATGTTAGGAGAGTTATGTGACATACGACCAGTAATAGTTTTAAGTGTCATCACATTACCATGTACTCTACCATCTCTGTCATCACATGCTTCTATCCATGACTTAATCTGTGCTATACGTTTCTGTAATAAAAAGAAACGAGAAAACTTTTTTGCTTCAGGCATATCTATCTTATCTAAGACAGCTTCATTAATAATAATGTTACCTTTATCTGTATGTTGTTTTGGTTTCCAACCTAACTCCATTAATCTATCTGCAATCTGTTGTCTTGATCCTATATTAAATGGTATATATTTTGTTTTTGTTTTTAATTCTACAACTGTAGGTTCAAAGGTTGTTACTGACCACTTTTCTAAACCATTAGCTTCATCTTTTAATTTATTATATAATCCCATAGCTTTCTGTATGTTAAGAGCAAAACCATTTCTTGTTTGTTCGTTTATTATATGCCTAACATTATGCTCTAATCGAATACAGTAAGGAGAAAAATCTTTACCTTCATTCTGTAGTTCTTGGTATAACTTATGTGTTATATTCACATCTTGTTTACAATACTCTAACATCTCTGGTGTATACACTTCAAAAGAATCTACATCTCCTTTAGGCATACCTAACTTATCTCCCCATGTTTCTAAACTATGTGGTTTAATTCCTTCACGTATAGGATTAAACAACTCTGATAAGATAAGTGTATCTACAATCTGACTAGGTTTTATACTAGTCTTTAAAAATCTATTACACATAGGTGCATCATATGATATACCATTGTGCATAATAAATTGACTAATACCTTTTGACCAATCTCTAAAACCATGCAACATATCAGGAGGAAAAGTATATACTTTACCTGTGTCTATATCTTTAGCAACGATACAATGTATTTTTGTTGCTTTCTTTTTTTTTATTACACCTTTTTTTATTACAGCTTCTAGTAAACCATCTGCTTCTATATCAACTATTGCTCTCATCTGTTTTCCAATCATACCAATACTCATTATATAATATCATGGGAGTTCTCTCACCTACCCACACATTTAAGATATTAAACTGAGCAAAATCATCTGCTTCTTCCCATGTCATACCATCTCGTTCTCTTAGTATTTTACATATTACACTATATGAATAAACATGTAAAGGTTTTTTTCCATATTGTTCTCCTATACCTATAATAGCATCATCAAAACCATCTATAGTCATAGCTTCAGCATCTAATCCACACCAGTTGCACTCTTCACCATCACCTACTTCCATTTCAGTTTTCTCTACGTTACAATAATGTGTCCACATTAGAATGGTATCTCCTCTTCGTTATTATTATCTTCTACTTCATAAGGATTGTCAATCTCTTTCATACGACCAGTCTCTTTATCATAATAAAGATGCGTAGCTATACCAGTATCACCAGTATATCTATTCTTTAGAATACGTATGGTTGTAGTGTTAGATGCTACATCATCTCTACCATTCTCATGTCCTGAATCACCTGCAGGTCTACGTAGATGTGATACTAATAGTAAACCAACACCAGTTTGTTCTACTAGTGAACGTAACTTAGTCATCAATACATCAATAGACTTTCTCTCATCTCCATCTTCCTGACCTGATACAAGTATAGATAAGTGATCAAGGAATATCCATTTACAATCCAATGCTTGTGCCATGAATCTAACTCTTGAAAGTATCTCATCATTAGATATAGAACCAAAGTGATCAAAGGCAAAGAACCTACCACTACCCATAGTATTATCAAACCATGTATCTAATTCTTCTTGGCTATACTTCTTACGTATCTCATTAATATACAGTCTAGCGTTAGCTTCAACAGACATGATATTAAATGCTGTGTTCTTTATGCTTTCTTCCAATGCAAGTATACCTACATTATCATTTGTATTCTTTAACATATGATGCATCAACTCACGCATGATAGAACTCTTACCCATACCTGCACCTGATGTGAATGTAATCAACTCACCAGTACGCATACCATATGTCTTATCATTTAGTTTTTGCCAAGGGTATAGACATGTCTCACAATACTCCTCTTCAAATAAAGAAGTCTTTAAATCTTTTAGATTGACTATACCTGCAGGAGTATATGGCTGTGCATTCCACCATGCTCTTGAGAACTCCTCACGTTTATTCATCTTGAGATATTCATTAGCATCTTTATGTTCCATATGCATGACCTTGCATTTGTTAGGAGCAAAGAGTTGTGCTACTTTTTCAGAAGCTTCTCTGCCTTGCTTGTCCATATCAAATGATATAACTATCTGATCAAAGCTATCAAGATATTCAAATGCTTTCTTACAGTCACGTAATGCAGAACCTGCACCAGTTTTAATAGATACACATGCCCACTTACTACCAAGTAATTCATAAGCAGACATGGCATCTACCTCACCTTCAGTAATAGTAATATACTTTCCCTTTGGTGCAAAGATATTCTGACCAAACAATCCTGCTTCAGTCATGTTACCTTCAGTCCACATGTTCTTTGTTTGTACATCTCGTACTTTGTTTGCAATATTATTTCCACCTTCATCAAAGTATTTATAGATGTGGTGTGTATTCATATTGCCATTTACTTTTACATCAGTATTATATTTCTGTGCAGTTTCTTTTAGAATACTACGTTCAGTTAATGCACCTAATGTACCCACAGTTTTCATAACACTTTCTGTTCTCATTGGTATTACTTTTTCTACTTCCATGTTCTCTCCAAACCTAGTTTTGCAGACAAAACAAAAGCTATATCCTTCAGAATGATTTACATTCCCATCACTAGAATCACAAGCTGGATTTGGGCAAGGACCTCTATCTAACCATTGTTTATCCATATCATTAATCCAAATCGTTTAATGTATTATCATACAGTTCTTCAACAAAGTCAAGTTGATCTTGCATTATTTCTTTAGCATCTTTTCTAGCATTATATTTTGCTTCAGCTAAATCATATCCATCATCAAGATAATCACGTACAAGTTCTTTATAAACTCTGTTGAACTCTTTATCCCATAAGTTCTTAGGCATATTAGTCCTTTCTTTTCCATGCTCTTGAATCGTCAGACCATACATGATCTGCCCAATGATTAGGATAATGATCCCCATCATTGTCTACATGTTCACTTGTTGTAGGTGCAATACCATATAAGTCTTTCATATCATCTATTAAGTCTAAAAGCTTTTCTATTTCCCATGCAGTTATATACTTTATACCTGACTCTCTATAACTTTGTGAAAAGTCATTACCTGCATTAAATATATCTAGTAAGTGTTTCTTTTGTGCTTCGTCTAAAATCATAGCACCATCTTTCTTTATTGCTTTAGCCATTATAGTTTCCTTTTCTTTTTGATGTTGTTTTAATTCTTTTTGTAACCAGTTAGTAAATTTATTCTCACTCATCTTTATCTTCCTTTATGTGTAAAGCATCTGGATTTTCTACTGGCATTGCCCAACCATCTGCTGTTGTAAACTCTTTCTCCAAACCTAATCTTCTACGTAACTCATCACACTTCTCATTCAATTCTTTTATTCTTATATGTGCATCACGTAATTGTAGTTGTAATTCTTTTACATTCTTACGTAGTAATTCTTTCTCTGTCATTGACATACACCTACTCCATGTGCTACTGTTTTATATTTAGTTAAGTTCTGCATATCCTTACCATAGAATAAACTAATCCAATCTCCAGTACGTAGGTAATGACGCATGTCTTTTATGTAGCCATCACGCATAGACCTTTTGGCTATAGCACCCTTTGTATTCATACGTACCTCTCTATTTAAAGACCTAGATACTTCTTGATTATGTTTAATCCATTTCAATATCTTATCTACTTGAAATGTAGCATTCTTAGGTAGCTTATATAACTCTTTTTTTATTTGTGATTTGTGCATTTTATTTCCTTTATTTTTATTAATGTTATTTATTATATACTACATCTATTTTATTTTGTCAAGTCTTTTTTTATTTATTGTACTCTTATTACTTCAAGACCATCATCATCTGACATAGGTTCTATGTCTACACCACTATTAATATATAGTCTTTCTATATATGCTCTCGCATCTCCTTTAGATTTAAAGTACATTACATCACCATTGAACTTTGCTAATGGTTCTAATATAATCTCTTCATCTTGAGATAAAAAGGCAACTATATAATTTTTATTCATGTTCCTACTAATCCAAACGTACCTAGAAACATCATTACTACTAAATACATAAGCCATAGTAACACAATGTATTTAACTATGTCAAATAATATATTAATTATTTTACTCAGTATACGCATCTAAATCTACCCACTCTTCTCTCATGTTGGGATAGTCATACCCTGTCCTATATGTCTTATTAGCATACCAATCAGGCATAGGTCTAGTCTTATTCCACGTGGCTATATCTTTCTTATCATTCACATAATACTTTCTATATGCTAACACAGAATCATTACACTTGTATTCATCTGGCATACATTGTGGATGTGGTGTACCCTGTCTACTCATATTATCAAATTCAAATTCACAATTATCTATTTCTATATTCATAATAACTTGCTGACATTTGTGTATCTTGTTATACCTTCTGGTATATTCAAAGCATAGCTCCATACCATGTTGCCATAGCCAATCATAATTTCTTGCATCATTCCCTGCCCATAGTGTGCATGGGTGGTTCTTGTGTGCTTCTTTGTATGGTACATTCATACCTTGTCCATACCTATGCCATACAGAACATAACATCTGTGCTGTTTCCAATGGCATCTTTACTATGTGCTTATCACATTGCATCTGTGCAGATATGATAGGTGATTTGTCTAATACAAATATGTTCATCTATATAACACTCCCATTTTAACTAACACATCTAATTCTTTTTGTGTCATCTCTTGTACTCTATGTACTGCTATAGTATCATCATCATAATCTGTGTATACATTAGTTTCTTCATTAAAATTTTCTTCAAAGTCATGGTCACTTCTACCTTCACCATACACTTCTCGTATTATATCTTTGTCTGTAATAGACTCACCATTCTCATAGTGTGCTAGACCATAATCTTTAAACCATGCGTAGTCAAGGTATTCAATACCACCATTATCTATTGTAAATTTTACAAATATCATTATACATTCTCCTTTTCTAAACAAGAATTACACATGACAGAGTCATCAGGTAATCCCCACATGTCACCTTGAAAAAATGAACACTCATCTTCATAGTGTTCTACATGCTCACAGTAATCACATTCCATAGTTATCATTAATCTAATCCTTTCGCTAAGTAGCCACAGTACATAATTAATCCACCGAATGCTAACATAATAATACCAGAAAGTATAGAAGAATTTGTATAAATATTTAATCCACCTACAAATGCTAATAAACTTCCGAATACATATAAACAATCACTCACTATACATTCTCCTTAAATAATTTCTTTCTTACTACTGCCCATGCTTTTATTAGTTCTTCACGTTCTTCTTTGTTCTCTTCAGTATCCTCATGGATACAAGTATTAACATAAGATTGTAAAGCAAAACTTACAGTTGTTATTGCATCTTTTAACATTATACATTTATACCTTTCAATATGTGGGCTATGACATCTACTGTCCAACCATTACCTAACATTTTATATCGTTGTGAATTACTTACACCTTCTGTATAATTATCTTTAACAGTTTGTAATCGTTCACACTCAAGAGGTGTTAGTTTCCTCCATAAATCTTCATACTTTCCATACGCATCTGGATATCTACCTTTAGGTAATGGTGTTACTACAGTATCCTTAGTAACAGTAGATAAACTCCTGGACTTTTCTTTATCATTAACCTCAAGGCATTGTACCATAGGTAAGTCAAGCTGTTCATCTTTTCGTATACCTTTATCATCTAATCTTCTTCCTACAATAGCACCACCACAACAAACCTTTGGTTCTCTGTTACCACCATTCATTGAGTTTAGTGACGGTGCTTTGCCTTCTTTGGAGTAAACTCTTTTAATAATATCATGCCCATTAACATCTGCTTCACCTACTTGTAAGCATCTATCAAATACTAATTGCCTTCTATACTTTTCAAAATATAATTTTAAGTTACCACCTTTAAAGTAATTAGCATCTACGCAATATGATTTATCTCTATCAACACAACCACATTCTAATACATCTTTTAATAATATCTTTTTATCTGCAGGTTGTGTTACGTTTGGAATGTTTGTCCAATACAATCTTTTTCTATTCTGTGCTGATACTAACGCACTATTAATCTCAATAGGTTCAACACCTAGATACTCTGATATAATATCTATATACTCTTGTTTCATTTTTACATTCTCTAGTAAAAAATATTTTGGTTTTAATAAATCTTTTATCTTTACATATTCAAAAAATAGTTTACCTCTAGGATCATCAAAGGCAAGCTGATTTCCTGCATAAGAAAATGACTGACATGGACTACCACCTATTAGTAAATCTATCTTAGGAAATTTATGTGTTGTCCAGAATTTACTTATCTGTGTAACATCACCAAGATGTTTTGTATTAGGATAATTCTTTTCAGCTATCTGAATAGCATACTTGTCTATCTCACTAGCAAAATAATTATCTACCTTAATACCTGCTCTCTCTAATGCTTGCTGACCACAAGACATGCCGTCAAATAAAGATAATACATTCATTATTTATTCCTCTTCATTATCTAATTGTTCTAACTCTACCTCATGTTCTAATCTATGTGCAATAATACCTAATAACATATGAGATGCAGTAGCATTACTAGGTGCAGTATCATAGGCTAACTCACAAACAAATTGTTGTAAACTTATCACCATGTTAGGTATAGTTACTGTATCTTGTAACTCCTCTGATAAATCTAGTAGTCTGTCATAAATTAATTCACATTGCTTTTCAGTAGATAGTTTTTTCTTACCACGTTTTATAGTTTTCTTATTCATATCTATTATATCAGCACTCATCTACATTCTCCTCAAATATGTTTGGGTTACATTTAGGTTTACAATCATCACATATCCACTCATCATCAAGTGTTACATGATACTCTAAAGTTTTTTCATAACACATATCACACTCTACCATCTGACATTCAGCACACATATAGTTATCATCTGCAGGTATGCGATTAACAAATCTGCCAGAGCCAAAGCTTGTATCTTCACCACATGATATGCAATCATTAGGTTTAAAAACATGATATGCAGTCATTATTTTAAGCATCTTCATTCTCCTCTAATCTATCAATAGCTTTCTGTATTAAATCGTATGCTTCTATTGATTGTGTCTCAGCTACACTTATAAGTTCTTGTGCATCTTTACATTCTTGTACTGACCT